GGGGTTTTGTTTTATAGACCTATCAAATTAGTGCAGTAACGACGGCTGGGATTCATGTCCTGTGAAGATCGGAACACGATTAACCTGGCCCGGCGTTACAATAATCATCGCTAACGTTTCGTGCGTTTTGAAAGAACAGCTGCAATTGATATTTTGGCACTGGTGATAACGCTCTTTGGTTTCTTTAGAAATATAGCGGCTGCTCTTTGCGTGAGCGGCGGTCTGGCACAGCGGGCAATACATCATTGTGTTTATTCCTGAAGCAAACAGGTCGGAAGATGTTTGCATTTTAATAATCAAACTTGATATTGCAAACTTTAGTTTGCTTTTTCATCACCAATTTCTTCATCGTCGCTTTCAGCCTGATATTCCACATCAGAAAGCAGCACTTCAAAATCCAGCGTCGTCGTGTAGCCGCTGCCGTTCAGGCTGTGCGTGACCTTGCTGATAAGCCACGGCTGCGCATCGATAACCGATTTAAACCCGCTCACCTGCACCGGCGTCTCCGGGAACAGGTCGGCGCGCCCAAGCGCCAGCGTGATCGAGAACTCCGCGACGCCGCGCTGCAGCTTGTCCCACTTTGCCTTTGCGGCCCGCATGGCGGCGGCTTTGGTGGCGTAAACCGTGGTCAGCGTAAATACGTTATCCTCGCTGCCCGCCAGATAGTCGCCTTCTTTTGCCTCGGGTATTTTGGTGGTGGTCGCCTTCTTTTTCTTCGCGGCCGGATGCTCCAACGCACGCAGATGCTTCTCTTTCGGCCTGCGTTTGAGCTTCACCTTTTTCGGCTTCGGGTCTTTGGTATGCAGCCAGCTGGCCGACACGCCAGTGTAGGCGCCACGGTCGGCAATGCTGAAGCTGTGCCGGTCGCCGTCCTGGCGGGTGAAAGTCAGCTGCGGGATCGGCTTGCCGCTGACGGTTACGCCGTTGCCGGGGCGCAGGAACAGCAGCCGCCCGGCCTTTACCGCCGCCACCGCGCCGTACAGCGTGGCCAGCCGCGTCAGAAAGCTGGCGTCGGTTTCCTGCGTCTGGTCGATGTGCGCCACCGTCATCCCGGCAAACTCCTCCGCCAAGTGCGCCGTGAGTTTGTTGCGCTCAGCTATCTGCTTCACCACCTCGCCCAGCGTGGTGCCGTGATACGATACCTCCCGGCGTGAGTTGAGCGTGCCGCGAAAGTCGGCGCTGCGGGCGCGGATGGTCAGGGTGTCGGGCGCGCCGTGGTGCTCCACCTCGTCAACCGTGAATTCGCCCTTTCCGGTGAGCGGCTGCCCCTTCCACCCAAGAAACAGATTCAGCACCGCACCGCGCACCGGCATCGCCAGCTGGCCGTCGGCGTCGTCCAGCTCGATGTCCAGCTGATCGGCCTCAAAGCCGCGGTTGTCGGTGAGCGTCAGCGACAGCAGGCGCGCGCGAAGGTTGCCCGTGACGTCCTTTGCGTTCACCGTCAGCATAAAGTCGGGCGCCAGCTGCGCCCCTGCCTGCATCGTCAGGCTACTGATGCCCGTCATGATAAGAACCCGCCCACGGATGAAATCAGGTTACCCGCCGCCGACTGCGCGCTGCTGATGGCCGACGTGACCTGGCCGGGCAGATTACCGGCGCCGCTTATCAGCCCGTCGGCCTGCTTTTTCAGGTCGCCGAACATGGCGGTCAGCGACTCGTCCACGCGCTTCAGGTTCAGGGTGAACAGGATTTTCCTGGCGCTGCCGTCGCTGAAAAACTCGCTGTGCGTGGTCGCGTAGTTCTCCACCACGTACATGCCGAAGATGGTGCCGTTGCCGCCTATCAGCGGCCACGCCCGACCCTCGTCGGCCAGCAGCTTAAGCGTGAGCAGCGAGACGGCGCCGCCGGTAATTTCCGGGCGCAGCTCGCCCGACAGCGTAATTTTCTCATCGCCCACGCCGGTAAACTGCGCCGACGCCCGCTGGCCAACGCGGCTGTTGGTGGGCCAGCGGTAATCGATGCTCTGCTGCAGCTCCGCATAGGGCAGCGTCTGGCGCATAAACGGCATCATGCCGTAAATCATCATCATGTTTATTCCCATCCCATTTTACTGCGCTGCTGTGCCTGCCGGTTGCGCTGCTCACGCGCCTGATGCTCTGCCATCAGCGCCAGCGCGTCGTCTTTGGTCATGCCCGGATGCATGTTGATTTCATACTGGTAGCTGTTCTGGCTCTGGTCGCTGTAACCGGGATTGGCGGCGGGCGTGATCACCGGCCTGTACGGCGCGCCGGTGGCGTTCAGGCTCTGCTGCAGGCCGCCCGGCGCCGCGTCGTCATGCTCCGGGATTTTGTCCTTCAGGCCGTCCGATTTGGTGTCGATGATGCCGAGCTTGTCCAGCACCCAGTCGATGCCGCTGCGCAGCTGGTCCAGCGCCTGCCCCGGAATCTTCAGCGCGTCGGCCAGCATGGTGCCGAACTTTTTACCCATGTCTCCGGCGGCGGCCAGCTCCGCCTGCGTGGATTTCACCGGCTCCAGCAGCTTTCCAAACCAGTCCCACAGCGCCTTAACCTTTTCCGTCACCCAGTCAAATACCGGCTTCAGCGTGCCGAACGACTCGCCGATCGGCCCCATCGCGGCGGTGAAGCCCTCCGCCACGCCCGCGATAAAGGCGCTTATCGGTTCCCAGTATTTGCGGATGAGCAGCGCCCCGGTCACGATGGCGGCGGCAACGGCCACCACGGGCAGCGTTATCAGCCCGAGCGCGCCGGTAATGGCGCCGCCCGCGATGCTGAATCCGGTGGCCAGCAGCCCGGCCCCGGCGATGATGGCGTTAATGCCCGCCATCACCGGCCACGCAATCAGCCCGATGGCGCCCAGCGCACCCACGAAAATCAGCCCGGCCACGGCCGCTCTGGCGATGCCGCCAGCCAGTTCGGGGTTGGCCTGTATCCATTTATCCACCGTCAGCAAAAATGCGGTGGTGTCCTGCGTCAGCTGGCGCAGGGTGCCGTCGAGCTGGTCGTAAAGGTCGGTGCCGATGGCCTCCTGCGCCGACTGCAGTTCTTTAAAGTCGCCGCCGAGGTTGTCCTGCTGCACCTTAACCAGCGCACCCGTGCTGCCGTCCGACTGCTGAAAGGTTTTCGTCAGGTCGTCGAGCAGCCCGCTCGTGGCGCCCTTCATCAGCGTGACCGCTGAGGAGGCGGCCTCCTCGCCGAAGATGGTCTTCAGGTACTCCGCCTGCTGCGCCGTGCCGAGCTTATTCTTCTCAAAGGATTTCTGCATTTCCTTAAGGATAGTGAAGAACGGGCGCATGTTTCCCCTGCTGTCCGAGGTCTTCACGCCCAGCTCTTTAATCGCCTTGAACGCCTCGCCGGTCGGCGCCTGCACGCGCAGCAGCATGGCGCGCACGCCCGTCCCGGCCATGCTGCCGGTGGTGCCCTCCTTCGCCAGCGCGCCAATCATCGCCGTGGTCTGCTCGACGCTCACGCCCGCGTTTTTCGCCACCGGGGCGATGTAGGTCAGGGCGTCGTTGAGGCCGTCGAAGTCTGCCGCCGTTTTGTTCAGCGTTGCCGATATCACGTCGCCCAGGTGCGCCACCTGGCTGTTGGCGAGGCCGAAGGCGTTTTTGGTGCTCATCAGCAGCTTCGCGCTTTCCTCCATCGTCCGGTTGTTGGCCAGCGACATGTTGAGCGTGACCGGCGTTGCCGCCCTGATGTCGTCAGCCGTGCCGCCCGATTTGGCGATGATGATCTGCGCCTGCGCGGCATCGTTCGCCGACGCGGCGGTGTTGTCGCCGATGCTGCGCGCCTGCGTCCTCAGCGACTGAAATTCGGGCGAGGCTTTATCCACGCCGAGCGTGGCCTGCAGCGTGGAGTTGGCCAGCGCAAAGTCGTAGCCGGGGCGCAGCACTGACGACGCCGCCACGGCGCCCACGGTGGCCGCCCCGACACCGGCCGCGCCGACGTTACGCACGCCCGCGGACAGCGCCTGCCCGCGGCGGTAGCGCTCGCTGATGTGGTTCAGCCTTTCCTGCTGCTGGTTCAGGCGCTGCAGTTCCTGCCGCTGGCGGCTCAGACTCAGCGTGGCCTGCGCGGCCTCGCTTCTCAGGCGCTGCTGCTCGCTGCTCAGCCTCCGGGTGGAAATGCCCGCGGCGTTTAGTGCCTCACGCTGCTGCTGCACGCTCAGGCGCAGGCTGTTGGTTTTGGTCTGCAGGGCGGCGGCGGCCTGCCGGGCTTTCTCCAGCTCCCGCGCCTGCGCCGCCGTGGGTCGGGCGGTGCTCCTGAAGGCCACCGCGAGCGCGGCCGCCTCGTCTTTCGCGTTCTTCAGCTTCTGCTGCGTGACGGCCAGCTGGCTGCTTGTCCGCCGGAACCCGTCGATTTTCGACGCCTGCGCGTCAAGCTGCTTCAGCCGGTCCTGCGTCTCGCGAATGCCGCCCGACAGCCGGGTGGTTTCGTTGCGGATGGCCTTAAACGGGCGCGTCGCCTGGTCTACCGCCTTCAACAGCACCTGCAGCTTAAGGTTATTGCTCATCGGTTTTTGCTCCGCTGCGGATCAGCGCCTGATGCCGCCAGTCGAGCAGCTCGGCCAGCGGCATGACGTACATTTCAGAGGGGGGCCAGTGGAACACGGTGGCCACGTCGGCCATCAGGTCGCTGACCGTCAGACCGCCGGGCCAGCTCAGTCGTCCGACTTCGGCGACAAAAAACCGATCACCTTCCCGGCCAGCGCAATCAGGTCGGCCGGATCGAGGGCGTTGCACTCCGCTTTGGTCAGCGCCGGGACGGTGATGCGCGGCAGCACGGTGATCAGCGCGTCCACGTCGGAGCCTGCGAGGTCGGCCAGCCGCACGCCGCGCAGCGCGCCCGCGTTGGGTTTAATCAGTTCCAGCTGCGTGATGTCGGACTCGCCGCGCTTCAGGGGAAACTCCAGTACCACGACGTTTTCTTTCGGTTCCATGTTGTCTGTCTCTTTATTCAGTTGATTACGGGCCAGCGGCGGGTGCTGGCGTCGGGTTTACATCAGGCCGATGTTTTTGCGGCGCTGCTCCAGCCGGTCAACGCCGCCGACCTTCTCCACCATGTTGATGGTGTCGATTTCAATCAGCTCTTTGCCGTTCCACGTCAGTTTGAAATAGGTGTTTTTGGTGGTGATTTTGGTTTCGGTATCCTCGCCGGTTTTGGCCTCGCCAAAATCAAACGCCTGATGCCGTCCGCGCACCTCGATCTCGACGGCAATTTCCTCGCCGGTGTCGTCGCGCTGGTAGGAGCCGGTAAAGCGCAGCGGCACGTTAGCCGAGGCGCCCCACTGCGTCAGCACCAGGTCGTCCATGCCGCCGATGCTCCATTCCATATCCAGCGCGTCGTCGTCCAGGCCGTTGTCAATGTGCGCGGCGCCGTTCATGCCGCCGCCCCGGAACGGGTCAAGCTTGCGCGACAGCTTCGGCAGGGTCACGGCGGTGACCACGCCCTGATAGCTGTTCGAGTCGTTGAAAAGGTTCATCGCCTTCAGTTTTCTTGGCAGTGCCATTTATCCGGCTCCTCAGCTGTTAACGGATGCGGCGAAGGTCGCCAGGTATTTGTCGGTGATGCGCTGGCGCAGGGTCAGGTCTTCCAGCGGCGGCACCGGCGTGTAGTCATAGTCAATCGACAGCCTGCCCGCCTTCAGCGTGTCCTTATCGTTGGCCGTGTCGTCGTACCAGCAGGACGCGCCCAGCAGATAACCGGCGCTGACCAGCTCGCGGAATTTAGCGTTGATGCCCGCGATAATCTCGCGCACCAGTACCGGCGTCAGCGGCTTGTCGTTCGCCCACATGTGCGCCTCGGCCATCGTATCGGCCAGCACCTGCGCCGTGCGGGTGTAGTTCTCAAACTGAAACAGCGGATCGTCGCTGCAGGTGCGGTTGCCCCAGAAGCGGAAGCCGTCCTTACGGATAAGGGTGGTGACGCACGCCTGATTGAGCAGGTCGGCGTCGGTGCCGGTCTGCTGCAAATCCCAGAACACGCCCGCCGAAATGCCGGTGACGCCGTTCACGCCGACGTTGGACAGGGTTTTGTGCCAGCCGGTGTCGTTGTCGATTCTGGCGCGCAGGCCGAGCGCACGCGCCGTGGCGTATGCGGTTTCGGATTGGTTGGCCGTGGTGTTCCAGGCGAGGAAGTCCGGCCAGATAACCATCAGTTCGCGCTGGCTGAAGTTGTCGCGGTACTTCATGGCGTCGGAAATGGTTTTGCAGTTCCAGGCGGAGACGTAGGCAAAGGCGCGCAGCTGCTGCGCGATGCTGGCCAGCGACGTCGCCACCTCCAGCGAATCCAGCCCCGGCACGCCGAGAATGCGCGGCTTGACGTCGAGCTGCGTCTGCGCGGAAAGCAGCGCCTTTATGCCGGTGTACTGGCCGTTCTCGTCGGTGGTGCCGATGATGTTGGAAATGGTCTCCGCGTCGGTGGCGCCTTCGGCCACGCGCACCACCACGGTCACGGGTTTGGCCTGGTCAGCGATGGCCTGGAGGGCGCTGGCCAGCGTGCCTTTTTTACCGGCCCTGCCGATTGCCGACAGCACGTTGGTCAGCAGCACCGGCGTGTTGAGCGGTAACGCCGCAGCGTCGGCATCATCTGCGGTACAGACCATGCCAACGATGGCGGTTGAGACGGTGGAAATGGTGCGCGTGCCGTCGTTGATTTCGACGACGCGGACACCGTGATGATAATCAGACATCTGATGCACTCCGTGTTATGGGTGCGCTCAGATTGTCAGCTCAGGGAACGGGATGCATGCGGTTGCGGCCTGCTGGTCTGTCAGCAAACAGAATCACGCAGGCTGCGCTGCTTCGCGGCGGGTATGTACCGGTAAACCGTTT